TCACCGCATTCCGCTCGTGCGAGCTCCACTGGCCCCGCACCACATCCGTAATGTAATAACAGTTATCTCCCGAGCGGAGCACCCGCACCCCCGCGGAGTAGTCCCCGCCCCCGGCCGTCCCCGCCTTATCCCAGTACCGCACCGCCGTCCCGCCAGGCGCCGCATCCACGATCTTGAACCACGGCCGCTTGAACATCCCGCCTTCC